TAATGAACTGGTTCTTGATGAAGTACAGGGTTCATTTGACACAACTAATGAGTTATTATATGTTGACACAACTACTGGAACTGCTACAACCATCAATTCCAACATTAATGGAACCGTAATTCCCGTTTCTCCAATCAGAGTTAATACTGATGGAAGACATTTTAATGTCTTCCAAAGAAATCATGGAATGTATAGTAGTGTCAACATGGTTACTTTGAGTGACATTGAATCTAATGTTGATCCTACACCTCTAACTGTTAATTATACGAGAACTGAAACTGGTGCAATTACTGTATCCAGTACTACTGATTTTGGTAACTTTGAAGGTGTTGGTGTTGGTACAACCAATCCAGGATACGCTAAGATTGGTAAGGAAATCGTCAAGTATACTGGAGTTAGTGGTAATACATTAACTGGTATTACTAGAGGTGTTGATAATACAGTTGCAACAAAACATAATATTGATGATCTTGTTTACAAGTATGAACTTGATGGTGTTTCATTGAGAAGAATCAATAGAACACATAACCTCAATAATGTGACTTCTTCTAATCCCATTACTCTGGATACTTATGATGTAAAAATTGATGTGGAAGATACTGATTATGGAACAAATAGAGGAACTGGAACCGATTTCAGTGAATTGTATTTCAACACTGGAGTCACTGCTGGTGGTGAAGATGCAAAAGGTAGTTACAACTTACCATTCAATATTATGATTCCAAAAATCACAACTATTGAACCAAAAGGTTCCAATATTGTATTCCAGGCAAAGACAACTGCCCAAAGAAGTATTTCTGGAACTGAAGTTGCATTTGTTGATAAGGGATTTACAAGTATTACTAACTTCCAGAAAAACTATTTTGATACTCCAAGGATGATTGCTTCTCAAGTCAATGAGGACACTTATCTTTCTGCTCAACCTGGTAATAAGTCTTTTGAATTGACAGCAAACTTATATTCATTTGACTCAAGATTATCACCCGCAATTGATCTTGATAACTCCTCAATTGTTACTATCACCAATAGAGTTAATAATCCTATTAGTGATTACTCAACCGATTATAGAGTTAATACAGTTGTTGATGATCCAAACAGATTTGTATATGTTACTAAGAACATTATTCTTGAAAATCCTGCATCTGGACTTAAAGTTTATCTGGACGCTTACATTTCAACATACAATGATGTAAGAGTATTCTATGCATTGAATCAACCCGACAGTACAGCAAAAGAAGTAGTATTTGTTCCTTTCCCTGGGTACAGTAACTTTGATGAAACTGGAAAGGTTATTCTTAGTAAGACTGTAAGTGATGGATCTTCTGATCTCAATATTCCTAAATTGGATTCATATACTGATGATCCTTCTATTGATCAATTTAGAGAGTACACATTTACCAATGAAGATCTTCCTGCATTCTCATCTTTTAGAATCAAGATCGTCGGTACATCGACCAATCAGTCTGTTGTACCACAGTTTAGAAACCTCCGTGCAATTGCCTTAGCATAATATGTCTTTGATTCCTATTGAAGGTAAGGACGGGTATCATAGAGATACCCGTTCTAATGCCATAATTAACACAAATCAAAATGATTATAATACTTATTTGATGAATCGTAAAAAACTCAATTCTGATAAAGAAAGAATCGATTCTATTGAGAATGAACTTGATGAAATCAAGGGTGATTTAGGTGATATTAAGATGATGCTCCAACATTTTATGGATAATCATAAATAAAAAAAAGAAGTTCTATAAATGGCTAAACCATCCTCTAGACAAGAACTAATTGATTACTGTAAAAGACAGTTAGGTTATCCTGTCTTAGAGATTAATGTTGCCGACGAACAAATTGAAGATTTGGTCGATGATGCAATTCAATTGTTCAATGAGAGGCACTTTGATGGTGTTGAAAAAGTTTTTCTCAAATATCAACTAACTCAAGACGATATTGATAGAGGTAAGGCAAGACCACCTGGTGCTTCTGGTGGATCACAAGTTGGTATTGCTTCTACTAGTGCAACTACAAGTATTGTAGGAAGTGCAACTACATTCACTTATTATGAAAATAGTAATTACTTACAAGTTCCACCAGATGTTATCGGGGTTGAAAAGGTTTTTCAGTTTAATGATACTGTTGGATCTGGAATGTGGAATGTAAAATATCAGTTTTTCTTAAATGATGTTTTTGGTTTATGGGGAGGAATTACAGCAGCATCTGGGTACGATATGTTGTCATACTCGATGACAATGAGTTATTTGGAGACGATGAATTTTCTCCTGAATACTCATAAACATATCAGATTTAATCAAAGACAGGACAAATTATATCTTGATATTGACTACTCTACTGTCAGTACAGGTGAATTTTTGGTTATTGAGTGTTATAGGGCCATGAATGGTACAGATTATAGCAGAATTTGGAATGATTCTTTCATTAAACCTTATCTCACCTCATTAATAAAGAGACAATGGGGTCAAAATATGATGAAATTCCAAGGAGTTAAACTTCCTGGAGGAATCGAACTCAATGGTAGACAAATGTATGAAGACGCAGAAAGAGAATTAGAAGTTATTAGAGAAAAAATGTCTTCTACTTACGAACTTCCTCCTATGGATATGATTGGTTGATATGTTAAATCCATTTTTTCTTCAGGGATCACAATCTGAACAAAATTTAGTCCAAGATCTCATCAACGAACAGTTGAGGATGTATGGGGTTGAAGTATATTATATACCCAGAAAATTTGTGACTAAAAATACGGTCATAAAAGAGGTAATTGAGTCGAAATTTGAGAATTCTTATCCAATTGAAGCGTATGTTGACAGTTATGAGGGGTATGGTGGTCAAGGGACACTTTTGAGTAAGTTTGGCATTCAAAATTACGATGATTTGAAGATCATAATCTCAAAAGACCGTTATGAGTTGTATATTGCACCTTTGACGAAAAATATTGATAACGGTGAACTAACAAGTAGACCAAAAGAAGGAGACTTGATATATTTTCCTCTTGGTGATCGATTATTTGAAATTAAGTATGTCGAACACGAACAACCATTCTACCAATTACAAAAAAACTACGTTTATACACTGACTTGTAGTCTCTTCCGTATTGAGGATGAGGTTATTGATACTGGTATTGATGATATTGATGATGAAACTCAAGATTTGGGTTATATTCGGACACTTCAATTGATTGGTGCTGGTGTAACGGCTGGTATCTCTACCGTAACGATTTGTACTACTGGTGGTGTTACCGACGTATTCATTAAGAATATGGGTAACAATTACAACCACGAACCACTTGTAGGTTTCTCTTCTGCGCCTACAGGTGAGACTATTACTGTAGGAATTTCTTCCATCACTAATGACTACATTAATTGTTCAGGATCAACTGGTGGAAAGGTTCAGGCAGTTTACATGTCTAACTCTGGTTGTGGATACACTGTTGCTCCATGGGTTTCATTCACCACATTGAACAATAAAACTGGTTCAGGTGCTGCAGCAACTACAGGTATTGGAACTGGAACAATTCAAACCATTACTATCGGAAATAGTGGTTCTGGATATGTATCTAATCCTTCACTTGTATTCCCAGAACCAGTTGGTGGTGGTACATCAGCAACTGGTATTGTATATATCAACTCTGCTGGTAATATTACCAGTGCCTATCTGATACATGCAGGTACTGGTTACACCACTGGTGATCTTCCTATGAGTGTTGCCGTTGACTCACCTGCTGTTGGAATTGGTTCTACAGTTGGTATAGGAACGTATGTCTTTAATGAACTCGTAATCGGTTCAACTTCTGGTACGACTGCAAGAGTCAACAAATGGACAGCTTCTTCCAAATCTCTTGAAATTAAAATTGTTGATGGTGACTTCACTAGTGGTGAAACTGTTTATGGAACTGAGTCTAAAGCTTTATATTCGATGATGTCACAAGAGGATGATGACTTGGTAACACCATTTGCAGATAATGACAATATTCAAACGGAAGGTGACAGTATTATTGATTTCACTGAAAAAAATCCCTTCGGAATGCCTTGATCTAAATAGTTAGTAAACTAGAGTAAGATAATGTTTGATTATTTCTACAATGAAGTATTCAGATCCGTAATTATTGGATTTGGTACTCTTTTCAATGGAATAGAAGTTCATCATAAAGATGGAAATGATGACACATCTAGTGTCATTAGGGTTCCTCTTGCATATGGACCAACTCAAAAGTTTCTTGCAAGAATGGAACAAGAGGCTAATCTGAATCGTCCTGTTCAGATCACTCTTCCAAGAATGTCTTTCGAGTTTACTGATCTTTCATATGATCCAAGTAGAAAAGTAACTCAAACACAGACCATTGTAACTGAAACTCCTGATGGAACGACGAAAAAAACATTTGTCCCTGTTCCATATAACATGACAATTCAACTTTCGATCATGACGAAGTTAAATGATGACATGTTACAAATTGTAGAACAAATCTTACCATATTTTCAACCATCATATTCACTTCCTATCAAATTTCTTGGTAATTTGAATGAGATCAAGTATGTTCCTGTTAATCTTGACAACATTCAAATGGAAGATGATTATGAAGGTAATTTTGACACCAGGAGAGCTCTTGTTTATACTTTAACATTTACTGCTAAGACATTCATATACGGTCCTGTTACTGATGTTAGTAGTAATATCATCGATAAGGTTTCTATTGGTTACATGGCTGGTTCCAAAGGTTCTAAATCTGCAGAAAGATATCTTACATATCAAGTTACTCCAA